GCCGATGCGCCTTACTCCCAAGCGCACTATGAACATGTGTGTGAGCGCTATGGCGATCCCGCACAGCTTGCGCGGTATGACACCTACTTTGTTGACAGCATCACGGTGCTCTCAAGGCTTGCACTGATGTGGGCCAAGACCCAACCGCAGGCGGTTTCGGAGCGCACGGGAAAGCCCGACACCCGAGGTGCCTACGGTTTGCTTGGCACCGAGATGCTTGGAGCGCTCTCACAGTTGCAGCACGCACGCGGCAAACACGTGGTGTTTGTTGCCATTTTGGATGAGCGCATGGATGACTTTAACCGCAAGGTTTTTGTGCCCCAGATTGAAGGGGCAAAGACTGCCGCGGAACTGCCAGGCATCGTCGATGAGGTGGTCACGCTTGCTGAGATCAAGACCGAGGAGGGGGGCTCTTATCGCGCCTTCGTCACCCAGACGATGAACCCTTATGGGTTTCCTGCCAAGGACCGATCGGGGCAACTCGATCTGCTCGAACCCCCGGATTTGCGAGCACTCATTGCCAAGTGCGCAGCCGCAACCAACGCGCCCAAGAGCGCAATCACACAGCAACCCATCAACGAGCAGGAGTAGTGCGATGTCTACATGGAATGACTTTAACGATGCCGAGCAGCAACCCTCTTTTGAACTCATCCCCAAGGGGACGATTGCCCCGGTGCGCATGAGTATCAAGCCAGGCGGTTTTGATGACCCGGCACAGGGGTGGGTCGGGGGCTATGCCACACAGAATTTTGACTCAGGTTCGGTTTATCTGTCTTGCGAATTTGTGATCCTCGAGGGCCCCTTTGTGAAGCGCAAGATGTGGTCAAACATTGGTCTCTACAGCGCAAAGGGCCCGAACTGGGCCAATATGGGGCGCACCTTTATACGGGCTGCACTCAATAGCGCGCGCAATATTCGGCCCACCGATAACTCCCCGCAGGCAGTTGCCGCGAGACGGATCGCAGGCTTTCACGAGCTCGATGGGCTCACATTTATCGCTCGCGTTGATATCGATTCGGATGATCGCGGTGGCTATAAAAACGTGATCAAGCTTGCTATCGAACCCGACCATCCGGATTACGCAAAGTTGCGCGGGATGCTCACAGGGGCAGGGGGCGCAGTGATGTTGCCCCAAAGCATAGCCACCCATATTCCCCCGCCCGCACCATCAGTACCCGGTGCAACCCAGGGATCGTTTTCCGGCTCCTCACCGCGGGCTGCAGGCGTGGGTAAACCGGCCTGGGCACAGTAGGGAAAGGGGGCGTGAAATGTTGGGTCTGCTTAAGACAGGCGCGTGGCTTTGGCCACGCCGACGAGCGCTTCGGGGTGAAAGCCCACGAGCGCTTTCCCACGGACTGGGTGTTTTGCTCACGCCGCTGTCAGAACGCGTTTCATACGCTTTATGGCAATTGGGTGCGCGTCCAACGTGGACTGCCGCCTGGCTCGGAGGTGGTGATGATTGATCCGAGTGCGATTGAACAAAATGCCATGCACCGTTGTCTTAGGTTTTTTGGTGAGGCAGCTGCTGAGATTGGTTTTGAGAAACCCCTTGGGCAGTACTCGGAAGCCGAGGCCCTTGCGGTCATCAAAGCGATTGTTTCCGGGTACACCGAGGCCATGGTCGAACACCACGAGGCAAGCAAGTTTCCACCTCGGCGGGGAGCTTCGTCTGGCTTTTCGGAAAACTCAGAAACACTATTTAAGCGTTCTGACGGGCAGGACAGTGGACTTACCGCTGATCCGATGGCCGTATCACTTGCTGATATCGAAGACGACCTACCTTGGGAAACCGATAAGCCCGCCTCCAAAAACAAGTCTCAGGGGGTGCGATGAAAAAGGGTCCCGAAAATCCCCATGCTCGAGCCATTGAGCGGCGAAATCACCATCCATTAGCTGTGCGCTTGTGGTCTCGCGTCGATATGGACGCAGGCCCACAAGGTTGCTGGCTCTGGCAGGGGTCGGTCAATGCGAGGGGTTATGGGCAGATTCGCAGAGAACCCGAGGGGCACGCTGCACGCGGCGTCAAGGTAAGTGTGCATCGGGCTGCGTGGGAGCTCACCCATGGCCCGATCACCAAGGGGCTGCATGTGTGTCATCGCTGCGATAACCCGGGTTGCGTGAATCCATCGCACCTGTGGCTTGGCACGCATGCGGAAAACCTTTGCGACATGAAACGAAAAGGGCGTGCGGCTCGAGGCGATCGAAGTGGTACGGCAAGGCTTGACAGTCAACAGGTACAAATTCTGAAGCGGTTGATGTTTCTTGGGCAGTGCAGTCCGGCAGAGCTTGCTCGTCTGCTCGGGATGAGTACCACGGCGATTTATGCCATCAAACACCAAAAATCATGGAGTCATATCGATGCTTGACTATAACCACAAGCGCAGCTTTAGCGAGGAGGTCTGCGCGCTGATCGATCAGGCCCTGGATGCAGAGCGCGCAGGGCAGACACCGCGCAGCTACCTGGGCGCTTCAAGACTTGGCGCGCCTTGTGAGCGGGCGCTTCAATACGAGTATGCCAGGGCGCCTGCCGATGAGGGTAGGGGTTTTTCAGGACGAACGCTTCGTGTGTTTGAGGTTGGTCATGTCTTTGAAGAGCTGGTGATCCGTTGGCTGAGGCTTGCAGGTTTTGAGCTTCATGACCGCAAAGCGGGTGGCGGACAGTTCGGATTTTCAGTTGCAGGCGGCAGGCTTCAGGGCCACGTCGATGGCGTGATCACAGCGGGGCCTGAAGCACTTGGGCTTAAGTATCCGATGCTTTTCGAGTGCAAGACCATGGCCGATAAACACTGGCGTGCCTGCGCACGATCGGGGGTGGCAGCAACCAGGCCGATTTATGCGGCACAGGTTGCCACCTACCAGGCCTATATGGAATCGGCCGTTGAGGGCATCAGCCGTAATCCAGCACTTTTTGTAGCGGTAAACAAAGATAACCAGGAGCTGCTGCTTGAGCTTTTGCCCTTTGATGCGGCGCTTGCTCAACGGATGTCGGATCGGGCCATCAAGGTCATCACTGCGACCGAGGCAGACGAGTTGTTGCCCCGTGGCTATGTGGATGCGACCCACTTCGAGTGCCGCATGTGCTCGTGGCAGGACCGTTGCTGGGGCAGGGGTCAGTGACTCCTCGCTTGCGCTTGGGACACCTGGAGGATGGATGCCAATGATTGACTTTAATGAGAGGCCGCAGCCAGCGGTGCAGGACCCTCGAGCCGCCCGCGAGCACATCCGCGCAGGGCTGATCGCAAGGCTCGAATCGGTGCTTGCCGGGATGTTTGCGGCGGGAAAGCAGCGACGTGGCCGTTTTCTTGTGGGCGATGTGCTTGGCAGTCCTGGCGATAGCCTTGAGGTTGTACTTGAGGGGGAGAAGGCAGGGCTTTGGACCGATCGGGCAACCGGTGAGGGCGGAGATGTTTTTGATTTGATCGCAGCCCATCACGGGCTCGACACGCAGGCTGACTTTCTTCGCGTGCTTGAGATTGCAGGCCAAGCCATCGGTCGCACATCGGAGCATCAGCCCAAACGGAAAAAGGCGCCTGTCCCCATGGACGATCTGGGGCAGGCCACAGCCAAGTGGGATTACCAGGATGCCTCAGGCAGCCTGATTGCGGTGGTCTATCGCTATGACCCCCCAGGAGGCAAAAAGCAGTTTCGCCCCTGGGATGCAAAGCGACGCAGGATGGTACCGCCCGAGCCTCGGCCGCTCTATAACCAGCCAGGCCTCGTGCATGCCTCCGAGGTGGTGTTGGTGGAGGGTGAGAAGTGCGCGCAGGCGCTCATCGATGCGGGCATCGTGGCAACGACAGCCATGAACGGTGCCAATGCGCCGGTGGAGAAAACCGACTGGTTGCCCCTGGCCGGTAAGTCGGTGGTGATATGGCCCGATCGGGATAAGCCGGGATGGGAATACGCAGCGCAGGCTGCGCAGGCGATCCTCGCAGCCGGTGCTCGTACCTGCCATATCCTTTACCCGCCAGAAGATGCCATGGAGGGTTGGGACGCTGCAGATGCGATCGCGGAAGGGTTTGATGTTGGAAGCTTCCTTGAACATGGTCCGCGGCTTCAAATGCACGATGTGGCGCTTGAAGACGAACCGGTTGCAGGTACCGATGAGTCTGTGTGGGGGACTGAGGATGCACTGGCGCTTGCTTTCACGCGTCGCTATCACAAGGATTGGCGCTACGTAGCGACATGGGGTCGCTGGCTGGTTTGGGACGGGAGTCGCTGGCGCACCGAAGATACGCTTGCCGCAACCGATTTGATTCGTAGCGTATGCCGTCATGCGGCGCTCAAGTCGGGTAACCCTAAAGTGGCAGCCAAGCTTGCAAGTGCAAGCACCGTTAGCGGGGTTGAGCGTCTGGCACGCGCCGATCGCCGCCACGCAGCCAATACCGAGGAGTGGGATGCCGATCCCTGGCTGATCAACACGACTTCGGGTGTCACTGACCTTCGAACTGGGCGCGAGCGGGCTCACGATCGCAGCGATCGCATGACCAAGATTGCAACCGCAACGCCTCGAGGCGAGTGCCCCACCTGGCTCCAGTTTCTGCGAGAAATCACAGGAGGTGACCAGGCGCTTCAAGACTATTTACAGCGTATGGTGGGCTATGCACTGACGGGCTCCACGCAGGAGCACGCCGTGTTTTTCCTCTACGGCACCGGGGCCAATGGGAAGTCTGTGTTTGTAAACACCCTAGCCACGATCCTGGGAGATTACGCAACCAACGCGCCGATGGACACCTTCATGGAAACGCGCAATGAGCGTCATCCGACCGATCTTGCAGGGCTCAGAGGGGCGCGCTTTGTGTCGGCCATTGAGACCGAGCAGGGGCGAAGGTGGGCTGAGTCCAAGATCAAAAACCTGACTGGGGGCGATAAGATCACGGCTCGCTTCATGCGGCAGGACTTTTTTGGGTTCTTTCCGCACTTCAAGCTTTTCGTTGCCGGCAACCACAAGCCTGCGATCCGAAACATTGATGAGGCGATGAAGCGTCGCCTGCACCTTGTGCCCTTCACGATCACGGTCCCAGCAGAAAAACGCGACAAACACCTTCAGCAAAAACTTCTGGCCGAGCGCGATGGGATTTTGGCCTGGGCGGTTCAGGGATGCCTTGCCTGGCAGCGACTCGGAAAGCTCGACCCACCGCAACAGGTGCTTGATGCCACCGAGGCTTACTTCGAAGGCGAGGATGCACTGGGGCGCTGGCTTGAAGAGCGCTGCGTGCTGGCAGCGAACGCCAGATCGCTGACTGCGGAGCTTTTCAACGACTGGAAGCTTTGGGCCGATGCGGCCGGTGAATTTGTTGGCTCCCAAAAGCGATTCTCCGATCTCCTGATCAGTCGTGGCATTGAGAAGTGGCGCAACGCGATCGGCCTTCGGGGCTTCCGTGGCCTTGGTCTTAAGGCCCAAACAACAGCCTCTTACACAGCTTTTAACGACCAATGAATCTGATGAAAACCGACAGAACTGACGGATCTGACGATCTTGCTGGTATGTCTCTATACGCGTGCGCGTGCGCGCCTCATGGAGCATTACCAGCAGATCTGTCCGATCCGTCAGGACCGACACCGAAAGGATCTGCATCGATGCGTTCGAACATTCTTGCCCTTGATCTGGGCACCACAACCGGCTGGGCCTTGCGGCTTGCCGATGACTCACTGAACCATGGGTTTGTGCACTTCAAGCCTCAACGCTTTGAAGGGGGCGGGATGCGGTACTTGCGCTTTAAGCGCTGGTTGAGTGAGCTTCGCTTGCTGGCAGGCGAGATTCACGGCGTTTACTTCGAAGAGGTCCGACGCCACCTTGGCGTGGATGCGGCCCATGTCTATGGGGGGCTGCTTGCCACGCTCACCGCCTGGTGCGAGCACCAGCACATTGCCTATCGCGGTGTGCCCGTGGGGACGATCAAGCGACATGCCACGGGCCGTGGTCATGCGAGCAAAGCACTCGTTCTCCATGCCATGCGTGCCTTGGGTCACCCGGTGACCGATGCCAATGAGGCCGATGCCTTAGCGCTCTTGCACTGGGCCATTGATGAGGGAGATGTGTAAGGTGAAAACGAGAACGATCAAATCATTACATCAACCACGGATCCGCTCCTCGCTCGCATCGGTGCAACCGGTGCACTTCGATGCCGAGGCGATCAAAGAGGAGGGGTGGCGTGAGCACCAGATTCTTGTGATTGCGCAAGAAGATGCCAGGCTCGACCGCTTGGAGCGCGAACTGGTCAGGCAGATTGGCAATCGACTCTATGGTGCTCGGCAGACAACTTCAAGGACCGCTGCATCAAGAGCAACTGCACCAAGGATTGCTGCCAAGGGTGCGCCATGAACCCCGTTGAGATCGAGGATGTGGCATCGCGCTTTTTGCACGCAAGGCGCACCGCACGGCGCCTGCCAAGGGCCGGTGTGCAGGGGTTTTATAACGTTTGGCCTGCCTTTGCACGCACCGAGTTTGAGCGACTGGCTGCAGACAATAAGCCCATGCTTCGCTTTTATCCCACGCCACGCGACATCGATGAGATGCTTGAAGCCATGCGATGGATTCAGTGGCTGCCGGAAGCCACGCGTCACCTCGTGTGGATGCGAGCCGATCGACACGATTGGGTCAGCATTGGCAAGCGCTTTGGCTGTAGCGGCAAGACCGCCTGGCGGCACTGGCGATACGCGATGATGCACATCGCCATGCAGGTGAATCAGGAGCATCAGCATCAGCAGCAGCAGCATCAGGGCGAGGCCTTGAGGTTAAAAGCATGAGGAAGATTGCGAAGCGTTACAAGGCGATGCTTATGCGATCGATATCAAAGCGACAGCCGCCAATGAAACGACATTTTTGATGTGTCCTGTTTTCGGGAAATTTGCGCTACATTCTGGCTATGCTTGCGAGAGAAGCGTCTCCCAAGATCTAGAACTTATTTAAACCCGCCCCTCTTGCGATGCTGGCGGGTTTTTCATGCCCTCATGGATCATGCAACAAACCTTATCACTTCAATACAAACCGCTTGAGATGCTCATTCCCTATGCCCGCAATGCCAGGCAGCATTCGGATGCACAGGTGGCGCAGATTGCCGCAAGCATTCGTGAGTTTGGCTGGGCAGCGCCGATTATTGTCGACGCTCAAAGCAATGTGATTGCGGGCCATGGCAGGCTGCTTGCTGCGCGCAAGCTCGGGTTAGCGGAAGTCCCCGTGGTCTCGATGGATCACCTCTCCGATACCCAGCGCCGTGCCCTGATTCTGGCAGACAACAAGATTGCCGAGAACGCGACCTGGGACGAAGCCGTGTTGGGCGTTGAGCTTGCCGCGCTCAGCGAGGCAGGCTTTGAGTTGGGTCTCACCGGATTTTCCCAGGATGAGTGGGAGCGGCTGATCGAGGGTGATCTGTCGGATGAAAAAGGTCTTACCGATGAGGACGCCGTACCCGAAGTCAGTGAACACGCTGTCACCAAACCCGGGGACATCTGGATCCTTGGTGATCACAAACTGCTTTGCGGTGATGCCACCAAGGCGGATGACTTTAAGGCCTTACTTGGCGACGAACTCGTTGATATGACCTTCACTGATCCACCTTATAACGTCAACTACGCCAATACCGCCAAGGACAAGATGCGGGGCAAAAACCGCCCCATCATGAATGACAATTTGGGCGAGGGCTTTGGCAGCTTCTTGTTCGATGCCTGTGACAACATCCTCGCTCGCACCAAAGGTGCGGTGTACATCGCTATGTCATCGAGCGAACTCGATACCCTGCAGGGCGCCTTTCGGGCTGCTGGCGGCAAGTGGTCCACCTTCATCATCTGGGCTAAGAACACGTTCGCGCTTGGGCGTGCCGCTTACCAGCGGCAGTACGAGCCGATCCTTTACGGCTGGCGCGACGGTACCGATCATTACTGGTGCGGGGCACGCGATCAGGGTGATGTGTGGCACATCAATAAGCCACAGAAAAACGATCTGCACCCGACCATGAAACCCGTGGAACTGGTTGAGCGTGCGGTTCGAAACAGCAGCAAGACCCGAGACCTGGTCCTGGACCCCTTTGGTGGTTCAGGCTCGACGCTGATTGCTTGCGAGAAGTCAGGACGCAGAGCCCGGCTCATCGAGCTCGACCCCAAGTACGTGGACGTGATCGTCAAGCGTTGGGAGGCGTTCTCTGGCGGCAAGGCCGTGTTGAATGACGGTCAGCGTGTATTTGGCGAGCAGACCATAGCCGAGGCATCTGTGTGATCAGTGCTCGGTGCGCTTGAGATCGCGATAAAAGTTCTCGTGCGGCCCAACCATCAACAGCTTCAGCGTGTTTTGATCCAGCAATCGGTAGGCTAGCAGGCACTGCAAGTTACCCATTCGGAACTTGTAGACCTTCACACCAGTCAGATCACCGACTTTGGTTTCGCCAGCATCGGGCTGACTTGCAATGGCACGCACGGCCTCGTCGAGCGCGGCCTTTTGTTGTCGATGCATTTTCTTGACGGCGCGCTCGAAGGTCGGGGTGATGAGGATTCGCATCAGTCGAATTGGTACTCACCCACGGGCTCTTCCTGGTCAGCGATCAGGATGTCCCGGATGACGCTGAAGGGCAGATCGGGGTTCTCTGCGGCAATCTTGCCGATCTGAGACCAGTATTCGATTTGCTTGGGCACCGAGCGGTGTTCGATGGCAGCGTAGCGCTTGGCGGTCTCGACCAAAGCTTCAGGCAGTTTGACATTGATAGCCAAGACGGACTCCTTATGAGGTGGATTAGTGTAGTCCAAAAAGGACCATATCGGACCCTTTGTTCGCTAAGTCAGCTTGCGCCACCATCATTGATCCAGGCCGATTTTGATCCAGGTTGGTCAGCCTAGCCAGGTCAGGTGAATCGGTTATTCCGCTGTCCAGCAGACTCCTTCGTCAAACTGTTCTCCAGGTCGATCCTGCGGTGCATGCGACCCACCATCAACGCATCGCTTACAGTGATAAGCGTTTCATCTGGAAGCTTGCCACAGGGGCACCACGCACAAGGTCATCGGTGGGTTTGCATGCAAGACGTTACGCCATGCCAAGCGATTACAAGGTTGCGTATAGCCAGTTTCTGCTCCCTTTGACCTACACCCGTCTGACGATGCCTAAACGTGCGCCAACCCCCTGTCGCCACCCCGGTTGCGCAGCCCTGCTGTTAAAGCCGGGGGTGCTCGGTTCGACATCGCTAACCTTCAGGGGTTGTGCGTTGCCTGCCACAACCGCAAGACAGCAATCGAGACGGCCCAACGATCAGCGACCCCCAGGGGGTTCCAATCTCTAGGGGGAAAACCCAGTGATGCGCAGGGGGG